CTGTTGTTGCTTCTCCTGAACTTAGATCATTTTGCACTTGAAAAAACGCAGGTCTTTTTTCTGCGTCTGGTACAGATATAGACCTTGTCGTTTCACCCGTAATAAAAGGAGGTGGGTTTGGGCTTTCTTCGTTATCGTTTGTTGAAGAAGAAGGAACTTCTACATCAGCAGTAGCAATTACCGCTGACGGCAAATCTTCAATAGCTCCTCCGATAGAGTCAATAGCGATAGCAGTTTCTTTGTCAAAGCTTGTTAATTTTGCATTGCGAAGATTTGAGCCTAAACCATCATTACCAAACTGGCTCACAGTTTGGATATTTCCCCAAGAATCTTGAAATATAATCCTTCCGTCTATTTCTAAAAGAGTCTGCAACGTTGAAAGGTTATAATCATCAACAATAAAAGAACTTTTTACTTCAGAAGAAACAAAAGTTGTAATTAAAGTTGTAATCTCAGGCACATAAGAACTTTCTCTAGAGACTAAATAAGCAAGTGAACATCCAACCTCAAGAGTTGTTTGTCTAGTGTTAATATCTATGCTTGAATTTAAAACATATAATTGACCACGGGGTAACTTAGCTGCTTTGCCATTGTCTAAAGTAGCGTAAACATTAACTCTAGAGCCTAGCGGGAATAAAGTTTTATTGTAATCTAAAATTGTTGTGTCACCACCAAGGACAATAGAACCTTTAGTGGTAATTATATTTGTGCTGTATGCAGAATCGTCAGAGGTAGAACCTTCAATTAAAAAATTACTATAATCTTTGCCATTAATAAATAGACGAATCTTAGAAGTTGTATTCGCAAGTGTCATCTACACCTCCGTTAAGCCAAAGCTTAATAGAAACAAATCATTAGTACCACCAATCCTTGAGACTGCAGGAGGAGTAGTAAAGAAGGCTGTTGTAGATATAATCGCTATACTGGCATTATTAGTAGCTTCTTTCAATAAATTATCAACAACATTAACAACAGATGTATTCAAAGAAGTAGACCTGGCTGTATCCCAAGCAGTAAAGATTGTATTTAGTGTTACAATCTGCGCTGGTGTTGCGTATGTAGCTATTGCCCATATATTACGTTGCTTACGAGCCGGGCCTTGAGCGTAGCCTAGTCCTATCTGGCTAAACTCTAGACTAGCCTGGCCCAGGATAGAGCTTGGCAACTCGTCCCCTGAGAAGTCCGTGAAGGCCACAGAGTCGCTTCCGTAGCTGATCGTGATACTTCCAGCCATCCTTAGATCCTCCGGCCGTTACGGAGCCGCATACGGGCCACATTCGTCATGATCTGGGACGCATCTGTGACAGGTTGCTGGCTTTGGATCGTCACGTTGTTTGTAATGCGTTGATTACCACCGGAGCCGGTCAAAGCAGCGGTCATTTGCTTGACTAGGTTGCCGGAAACGCCAGTATCTCCGCTGCCAGAGACAGATGACTGCATGGGAGACAGTTTACTTCTGCTATTAGCTATTTGAGAATTGTATTGTGAGTTATTAGTCAGCTGCTTTGTTATTGCTGCTGGTAAAATCGTACCTGCGCTAGGTGCAGTCCAGTTAATATTAGAGCCTGCAGGTAAGAGCTTGACATCTCCAAATTTATTCATGAATGATTCTCTGCCAAGCCCAGCATCATTAACTTTATAGGTTTGTCCTCCTGCAACAGGACCACCCATCCAGCGGGCACCACCACTGGTACCACCAAGTTGTGCTTTTACTAATTGAGTCTTACCTAACAGATCATCCATCAATTTAACCATACCAGCAATCGTATTTTTAGTGTCTTTAAATTCTTCATTGACACGTTGGACTTCCCCGGTCATCTTACTTAAATGATTATTACTTTCCGATAACAGTATGCTGATCCTTTCTTGCTCTTTTTCTATGTTTTTAGTGGCTTGAAGCTGTAAACCATAAGCGTTTGTTGCTCCTATAACAGTTTTTTCATCAACAGCCTCCGTCTCTTTTGCAGCTTCATCGATTAATTTTACTGTTTTTAAGATGTCATTATATTTTACTCCAGTCACGCCTAAAGCTTTTTTAATTTGATGCTCAGCTATTTCTCTATTTGAAATTTGAGTGAATAATTTCTTTTGCATTGCTTCATCAATCAAAGCTTGACCGGTTAATTTCTTTCGCAGATCTAGGTTTTGACTCTCAACCTTAAATTGTAATTCATTTAATTTGAGAACTTCTTCGTAAGCACCTACTTGTCTGGTAAGATTAGCTGCTGCCTCGGTATTACCTCTTGCTCGCTGGATTTCAGCTTCACCTTTAATCCTTGCTTGAATTGTTTTTATTTCTAATTGCTGTAAAGTAAAAGCAGTTTGTAGCTTTGTTTTGTCAATAAAATTCTCTATGGAATTAATTTTGGCTAATAATCTTAGCCTATTTTCTTCGATTTTTCTTCTGTTCGTTTTGCTACGCTCTTGGCCGATAGCACGATCGAATACTGTGCTAATAGCAGACTTTACAGTACTTGCAGTTGATTTAATGCTGTCCTTGACTGAATTGACCTTAGAGGCGACTAATTCTACTGCTTGAGCATAGCTCTCCGCCGCTGCAGTACCTGCTTCAAATACCCTTTCAACTTCGTCAGTGACCATGTCAGCAACATTTCTTGCAATTTCTGCTGCTTTCATTTCAGCTTCCAAGGCTTCTGATGTTAATTCATTGAGTTTGGTGTAGTACTCAGCGTCTGTTTGATCTTCAGCCTTGCCCTCTTGCTTAAGCTTCTCTAATTTTTCTTTAGCTCTCGCTGCTTCGTTCTTTGCAAATTTAGCCCTATTCCGTTCTAGTAATATTTCTGTCTTAGCAAGTCCTTCAGTCGATATTCCTAAATCAATAGTATATTTTCTTTCTAAAAGTAAATTTGCAACTTTTTCTTTGCTTACTTCTCTTTTTTGCAGTTCTTCTAGCTTTTCTAAAGTAAGTACTTGCTTTTCTAATTCTTTTGTAGAGATGCCTCTCAGTTTGGCCTCTTCTGTTATGAGACCATTAAGGACGTCTGCATGCTTTAGCCGTTTATCTGTTAATTGAATCTCCTGGTCTAAAAGTTTGATAATAGGAAATGCGCTTTCGTCGCCGCTCCTCTCTCTTTCCTCTCTTAGCTTAACCAAGTCTTTCCTGTAAACTTCTAAATCTTGCTTGTTTCTCAGCAACGACTTTGATAAATTCTCAAATGCTTTAGGACTTAACAGACTCATGTCTCCAAGAAGAGCAGTCATTTGTAAGTCCTTTAAAGCGTTTTGAACAGCTTGCATGTCTTTAATACGGTCTTTTATTTGAAGTCCTGCGAAAAGATCTGCAAATTGATTAAAGCCAAATCCTTTAGAAATAGCGTCGAGTATAACTTTTAATGTTTTAGCTTTCTTGATTTGCTTGTCGATTTCTTGTGTATTTGCGTTTAATCTTTTTCTTGTTTCTTCTAATGCCGCATCAGTTCCTGCAAATGCTTCTCCAGTGGATTTGACTGCTTTTGTTATTTTTGACATCAAAAGCGAAAGAAGTGCCAATGGAAGCGCAATTTTTATAAACCTTCCTACAGCTGTAGCTAAATTGCTAAACCTTTGTGCAGCTACTATACCAATGTCAGAAGTAATTGCTAAATTGGTTCCAAGGCCTGCCGTTGCTGTCGAAGCTAGCGCTGCCATTGCGGCATAAGCTGCAGTTGCTATTTTGACTGTAACAAAAGCTGCTGTCAGAGGAATAATGGCTCTAAGTAAAAGGCTGACTATTCTGGTCAGACCAGAAATTGGTTCTAATATAAATATAACCGCTTTCGCTGCAGTCAGCATAATATTAACAAAATCTCTGATTGCTAAAACAATATTATTAAAAGTATCGGCTAGTAATGCACCGAATTGGCTATTAGCAACTGAAGCAATAAATTGTTCAATACTTTTTTGAATTGCGAAAAAAGCTTTGATGCCAGGATCTAACGCTACTGCAATAGCACGAAGATTATTGACTTTTAAATTATTGATTTGGTTTTGCAGCTGCTGTACAGTTTCATTCCCGTCACGAACCATTGCAGCTAACAGTTCAGCGCCATTTGCCATTTTAGAAACAGCTTCGACAAACACTTTTGAAGTGACTCGACTGTTACTAATCATCCCCTCCAGTTCTTGGGTAGTAACGTTAAGAGCATCTGCCAGTTGTGTCCTAAATGCACCGTCAAGTTCAGAGATCTGCTGATTAAGTTCTTCTGCCTGGAGCTTACCTTTACTTAGCACTTGCGCGAACGCCTCTAGGAACCTACCAGATTGTTCAGTATTTAATCCAAGTGTTTGCGTTCTTGCTGCAATAGCTTCAATAAATTTACTTGAATCTTTAGAGTTAACACCTACTGCCTTCAACGCAGGAATCATCCTCTTGAATGATTTCTCTACTTGTTGAATTGGTGCTCCAAGCCTGTTTGCAATGCCGGCAGCCTCAGCAAGGGCTTCGCTTGCTTGAACAGAAGATAGCCCAATATTTTTTAAAGCTAAATCAAAACCCTGTAGTTGCTTTTGTTGATTAATTAATTCATTAATCTTTCCAGTAAATGTGCCAATAATTGCAGAAAATGCAACAAAACCTGCCTGAGCAGAGGCTACTTTATTTAAAACGCCAAAGAATGTTCTGAAAGGTCCATTAGCTCCAGATATTTCAGCATTGATTTTTTTTAGTTCAGCTGCATATCTACGTTGTTCAACACTACCTTGAACATAGCTTTCGGATAACTTTTGCAGCCTTGTGGCTAGTTGACGTTTTTGAGCAATGGATCCTGCCATCACACCATTTACCTTATTTAATGCTTCTTGATATCCTCGTACTTTCTGTTCAGTGTGACTGTATGCAGCACTGGTTTTATTTAATGATGATAGCTTTTGCTTGGCAGCAGATAAGCCTTGCTTTAAAGCAGTTGCAGACCCTTTCTCTGCTCCAGTTAAAGTATTTAAAGAACTAGCAAGTTTTTTGGATCCTTCTGATAAATTATCAAATTGATTGTCTACGGCCTTAAGTTTTCCTGAAACAGCATCTCGTCCTTCTAATTGAACAAATATTTTTTTAGTTGCTTCGCCTTTTAATTTAGGCCCTAAGTCATCAAGAGCGTCAGCAATTTCTTCAATAGATTTTCCAGTTTTTGCAAGCTTCTTATTGACATCATCTGCATTATAATTAGCAGAAATTTCAATCTCAATGCTTTGCGCCACTGATTGCCACCAAGACTAGAATAGTCTGCCAAGAAGAAACCCCGCCGTAGCGGGGCATTTGAGACTTTGTAAGCTGATATCAAGCGTTAGCGTCGATATCCAAGTTATATGGGCCGTAGCCATTCAGCGTTGCACTGAAGGAAACCACAGAACCGGCTTCCACTGATTCAGAGTAGCCCTCAAGAGTGCCGTATCCGTAAATCGTCTCGTCAGTACCAGTAGGTCCGATACGAGCAAACTTAACGCGCAAGCTGTTGTTAACAGTGTTAGCTTCAGTCAGACGCAAGACTTGATAGGCTGCACTCTTAAAGTCAGCAACACCTTCTAAAGCGATGCTAAAGGACTTTGTGGTCGGGATGTTAGTGTTATAACCACGAGTTGTGCGGTCATAAGTAATGACATCCTCGCTAGAAGTGTCAGTCTCTAGTGAAGCGTTGGTAAGTCCAATAATCTTGAAAGGTTTATCAGTGGCAGTAGTGCCATCCATTGCATAGACTTGACTTTCGACGGTAAAAACACCAGTCGCACTGTTGTACGAAACGGTGTCATTGTCGGCTGCAAGGTTGCCTTCATCACCAAGAGTTGAACTGTCAGTCTTAATAAAACCAGTAGTAGCGCTGCTAAGTCCGGTACCAGTCGTGATACCAGTAAAGGCCAGGTCGGTTTGAGCGGAAGCCAAAGGAAGTAAGTAAACCTTATATCCAAAGGCTGCAGAATAATTAGCCATGGGTGAATTTCCAGAATGCTGAAAACTGAGCAAAAATGGGGGATTCACCCCACTATCGTAGGGTTCCTAATGGTCTGGAATACTATTTATTCGCTTGCAGTAAAAATGCCTGCAATAACAAGCTTTAAGGTAACGAATCTAAGATTGCAGTGGCCTCTGCGTGTAAACCACCATTCTCAGGAATCATGATCATTGTTTGAACGCGAGCACCAAGGCCTTTAGAAACTGACAAGGTTTCAATTGTTGTTGCGCCATAGAACAAATATAAGGCTCGCTTAGCGGCAGCATCTAAATCACTTCCTGTTGATCCGTCCCATACAATTAAAAATACTTTCCAAGTCGTCAATAAATCAGAATTATCAGTCACATAATCCTTGCGACCAATATCGCCAGAATCATGGATAATACACTCTAGCCCAACTTGTGATACTAATTGTGGAAGTTGTTCCCCTGGGGTTAAAATTACAATTGACGGACTTGTGCTTCCACCAGTAAAGCTGTAGCTTCCTATGTATGAAGAAAAGCTACTGTCATTGGCCAGGACATTATAAATAATCTGCGGTGTCGTGGCAAAAGTTTGCGCCATCAGAACACGAAAAACCGTGTTTTAGTCTGCCCATTTTAAGGAACTATAGATTAGACAGCCGCAAAAGTGCTTATGAGAAGCCCAAATGCCTCATCTTTTAGCGGAGTCGTTGTCATTACGACTCAATGATTAAAAAGGATTTTCCGATCCGGCCAAGGATCCATGACTACCTTTTTAATCTGGATGCAATGACAAGGAAAGAAGCGAAACAACTCTGGCGACAGTCAATCAAAGATGCTTGGTACAACTGCTGTGCCTACTGTGGAAGTCCGCCGATCGACGATGCCTCGCTGACTCTAGACCACGTTAAACCCCGAGCGAGGGGTGGTGAAGACAGGACAAGCAATTGTATTCCTGCCTGCAAAAAATGCAATCATTCAAAAGGAAGTCAAGAATGGGCTGAATGGTTCCGTAACCAGGACTCGTACTCAATGCAGCGTGAATACAGAATCCGAGCATGGATGGAAACTGAAAAGCAAAACATTCCTATCTCAGGGGATGTATTCAATTGTCACTCATTCTCGGCGGCAATCATGCAACAATAGGAACCTCAACTCCTTCTTTTGCGCTATAACGTATAGTCGCTTTTGGCATTATTACTTTAACAATTCCGCCAAGAGTCGACTCCATTTCGATCGTCTGCTCAGACACGACATCTTCCATTATCAACATGCCTTTGACTGCGTTGTCTGTAATCTCTGGTGCTAAAATTATTGCTTTTTCGTGAATAAGACCTAAGAAGCCAGGGGGATTGCCCGTCGAAGAGCTTTTAAGATCTTTATAGAAGCAATATGCCCATCGAGGGAATAACTGCTGTTCTATAAGTTCCATAGCTGCTGAACCATATGACCCTAAAGGCATGCTCGAACTTTCTGTCGGCTGATATAAAAAGAAATCTTCCATAGTAAATGGTTTTTTATTCTTTTTAGAGTCTCTATTGATATTGGCAAGTAAGGATGTCTGCAATGCTATTGGAGCTTCAGCCTCATGCAGGGATTTTCTTTTGTATGACAAGGCATTATCATATGCCTCAAGTACATACATGTAAGGTAAATTATGGTAATTCTGCAAGGAGAACTCTGTGTCTCCTACGAAGATTTGTTTTAGCTGCCAGTATATCTGTTCAAAAGGGACAGTCGTTCCCCATTCTCCATTTTTTACTTTCCCACAATTTCAGCAGCCTCTTCATCTTTTGTTTTCTTTGGTTCAGCATTTAAAATTTTCTGTTCTTCCTCTTCATACAGTTTGCTAAAATCAGCGAGTAATTCTGGTTGAAGCTCCATCGTGTCGTCTAATGTCCAGTCAGAATTGATCCTTGATTGAATCAAAATTGTTGTACAAGCAATTGCTTTTCGTTGCAATGATTCGACCATCTGAGTCTGAATACCAGCAATGTCGTCGCCATAATCAGCTGCAACGCTAGAAGCTAATGCTCCACTTGAACTGCCACTAATAATATCAACAATTAAGTTATAAGCTTTCTCAACAGTAATTTTCTTTTCACGAGAAATTCGACTTGCTAGTTTTACGATAGATGCTACTCCATCGCTTCCTTGCATGACGGTATCAACAAAAGATTTCTCCGCGACACTTAGATATCCTCTCTTTTCAATTTCGATAACTCCAACCTCTTCATTTCCAAGCCGTACTGGCCGGGACTGCATTCTTGGAGCAATTACAAACGGTAATTTCGCCATAAGGGTCACAAAGCGACGTAGTATTCCTATCAGATCAATCCTGCTATTTTTTTAGTGAAAATTGCATTATATTCTTTTTGAAAATCAAATTGATCAACAGGGCCTTGACCGTATAAGACAGCGTCAACCCATGGCCTGCCTGGGTAATACTGCTTAATTTCTGGATTGCCATACGGATTAAAATATCCACCATAATGAACAATTGCCGCATAATCTTCGCCATACGAAATGTTTATCTCACCGTTCTCGACTGAGATAACCAAGCTATCTCTCAATCTCCCTGTATCAACAATATCTCTCGTATCACCTTCCCAATCCCAAACAGGACTTTGTATCGAGGCATCAAGCGCGTCTTTTAGTTTTAATGCAATCTCATCCAAAGTTTGATTATGAGCTTTTTTTAATTCCTCAGGAAGTCGATTGACAAGAGCATCTAAATTATTTTGCTTTAATGAAAAATCGATTAAAATTTTACCTAGGTCAAGCTCATATTTATCTTCGCTAATTTCTTTGATTTTTACTTTAATCTTTTCTACTTCATCTTTTACAAATTTTTCCGCTTCGCGCAAGCCTTGCATTTTTAGTTTATAAGGCATTAGTTTTGGATATCAGAACCTGTCAGTTGAATCTCGACACCACCGATAGCTGGATAAATAATTTCATCAATTCCATCACCACCAAATACTCCGCTGGAACGTTGAATAATGGCTTGCATTAATGGATCATTACCCAGCTTGAACTCAACTTCGCTACCAGGCAGCAGGAAAAGCTCCTGTGCCGTGATGTTTGTGAAGGTAAGACCACTTAGGTCTCCTAACCAATTAGAGGCCCCTAAAGGGGCTTTCTGAAGGGCATAGCCTCGATAGTAGAACTGATCGCCGCTACCACCAGGAAGCATTCTTCCTTCTAATTGTGAGGCCAATGGCAATGGCTTAGATCCACTGGTTACGCCGGTATATTGAATCCTTTTGATATAACATTTCACGACGTATTCAACGCCACCAGACTTAACTGGACGGCCATTTGTAATCGTTACAGTGTTCTGTGTCGTGGCTTTGATCCGCCCGTTAAAATATGCCAGTAACGGACTAGCCATGAACACTAAATGACTAGCTTAGATTGCCGAACATTGGCCATATTTCCTGCCTGCTTTCCTTAATTTCTTAATAATTTCTTTAGATTCTGTATCACTGATTGATTTTGCAGCTTTTTCCATTAGTTTCAAAAGTTTTTTGCGCTGCTTGGTCATGCCCACTCGTATTACTGTCATAAATGGTACCTCAGTCTTCCGGTCTGTCTAGGTATATTGATTAAGCGAACAATTTTCGCGTTAGTCCTTTTTTTTAAATTTACAATGATTAAAACCACTCTTGTCATCGCTGCTGTAGCCGCCCTGGCACCTGCTGGTGCAATCGCTGGCCCTTACGCCAACGTGGAGGCCAATTCAGCTTTTTCCGGCTCAAATTATGGAGGAACCGCAACAGACCTGCATCTGGGGTACGAAGGCAGCATCGGCAACTCTGCTAGCTGGTACGCCCAAGCCGGCGCTGGTATCATTTCTATTGATAACGGCCCAACTGAAACTGTTCCTACAGGCAAAGCAGGTATTGGTATCAATGCCTCTGAAAACTTTAACCTTTACGGCGAAATCAGCTTTGCCGGCGGTGTTGACGATGCTGACACCAGCTATGGAACAAAAGTAGGCGTTAAGTATAATTTTTAATTTTCTTTAAAAAGAATGGGCTAACCAGTTATTCTGGCTAGCCCTTTTTTTATGGCTTGAGTTTTTTCTTACTCATTGCTTGCTTAAATCGCACGAACGACAAAGCTTTCTGTTTGTTCTTTTTCTTTAGTTTTTTCTGGATTAACAGGAGTTCAGACATTTTTTTGCCCCTCCCATTTGTATTCCTTGCCTCGATATTGGAAATTGTCGAGACCATTTTTACTTAAAGATACCTTCCAGTCTTTAGACTTTGCATTGATATCTTTGGTGTCATATTTGACACCCCTGTATGTTGCGATAGACATGATGAAAGCTCCGCTTGCAGTGAATTTTACACTAAAAGCGCGTTCCTTCAGTCAACGTGTGCGTTCCAGTCGCAATCTGATGCGTTTTTTAATTCCGTGACTAGTTCCTCTTTGACAAGGTCAGTCAGATCCTTATGGATCAATACACGGGTCATAACATCTTTAGCCTGCAGGCAGGTGATGCTAGATGCAATCAAAAATTCCAACATGGAATGAACGTTCCGTTCCGCGTTGTCTTACTTCCGCCTCCAAAGGAGGTGAACGTACTTTAGTCTACCCTATACCCCGTTTTCATACTGCATAATCTGTCTCATCGCCTCTTCTAAAGTCTTAGCAAAGCCTTCAATATTATGTCCTGCCCCATAATCTACTAGCCAGTAGTAATATTCTGAGTGCTTAACAATTTCAATTTTTACTTTTGACATCCTGAAGGCTAATAAAAAAGATGGCGTTCAATATCAATAGACTGAATGCCACCAAGATCGGATTCATTTATTTACTTTTTTGCTTAGGCTTAGTCGTGCCTTTCTTTTCTAAATATTTGTCTGAGTTTAATTCTGTAACAAGAGTCATTCCAGACTTGATAAAGTCCCTGCTCTTGTCTACTGGCGAATTACCCATTTTTATTTCTTTCCGCCTTTCTTTTTGTCTTTTTTAGCTGGCCGGCCTTTCTTTGTTCCGTATGTTCCTTTACCTTGTGGCATTAGAAGACTCCTGGAAAGATTTGACCTGTTACGGCATAGGCTCCCAATGCAGCAACGATACCAAGCATCGCTAAGCGACCATTTAACTTTTCTGCATTTTCCATCTTAAGTGAAATCAAATCTTGCTATTTTGCCAAAAAAAAAGACCCTTCCCAAGGGGTCTTTCGGTTAGTTCAATTACCCTAACAAAGCATAGCAGTTATTCTGGGTCCGTCAACCCTGGTTTTAGCTCTTCTCTAGCTAGCGATGGTTCGAACGGATCTCTCGTTTGGTTTTTGATCACAATAAATGCATCTTTGTTGTATTTTCTTGTTCCATAAGGCGTAGCCCATTTTTTATTAAAATTATCACCCTGATGGATGCCAGAAATTACTGTTCCCCCGATCTCAACAACAATTGTATCGTGAGGCTGCCAGCCAAGGTCTTCCGCCATCCGATTGACTTGTTCAACGATAGTAGGTTCGCTTAAAATGCGTTCATCAGGATCGATTTTGCTGAGCATAACGGCTTTAAACCTAGGTGCTTACAGCATATAAAATACCAACAAAAAACCCCTCACGCAAGGCAAGGGGCTTAAGATTATTAATTAATTATAGTACTCGCCTGCAACGACTTAACAGTGTCAGTGAGCTGGCTTACATCTTGCAGGCCTTCGACAGAAAACCATGGTGCGTTAGCCCAGCTAAATCCTTCACCCATCGTGGAATCTGGTGCAGTGATGTACCAGTGACAAGCAACGTCAGGCACGTCGATAGCGCATTTACTCCAGTCATCACTCCATTGTGGCACTTGTACCCACATAATTGCAGCAAACATCAGGCTGAAGAGTGATTTAATCATTGGATAATACTAGGTAAAACTTGGTCTGGTCTGACGGCAAGTTCTCATAAGAAGAGATATCACCGTATTGCTTATGGTCTTTATAACCAACCATCCTACCTTTTGTGTTCTGTAGTGCAGGCATAAACGCGATGAATAGAAATACAGATGGTGCTCCAATAATTAAAGCGCCGCCGATGATGTAGTAGGTGAGGAGTTCGATCATGATTTATAAATGGGTATAAAAAAACCCCACAAAAGTGAGGTTTATTGTTAGCTGTGATTAGCCGATAGATGGTGCTTGTAAGGCTACCTCTGAAGTAGAGGCAGAAGCAAGATCTAAAGGGAAATTATGAGCATTACGCTCATGCATTACCTCCATACCTAAACCAGCACGGTTCAGAATGTCAGCCCAGGTGTTAATCACATGTCCGCCATGAACAATTGACTGGTTGAAGTTAAATCCATTTAGGTTAAAAGCCATGGTCGATACACCAAGAGCAGTAAACCAAATGCCAACAACAGGCCATGCTGCTAGAAAGAAGTGAAGACTACGACTGTTATTAAAAGAAGCGTATTGGAAAATAAGACGGCCAAAGTAACCATGAGCAGCTACGATGTTGTACGTTTCTTCTTCTTGTCCAAATTTGTATCCGTAGTTTTGGGATACAGACTCTGTTGTCTCCCGTACAAGGCTGCTTGTGACCAAGCTTCCATGCATAGCAGAAAAAAGAGCGCCGCCGAATACACCAGCCACACCCAACATATGGAACGGATGCATGAGAATATTATGCTCAGCCTGGAAGACGAGCATGTAATTGAACGTTCCACTGATTCCCAAAGGCATTCCGTCAGAGAAGGAACCTTGACCGAAGGGATAAACAAGGAATACAGCAGTTGCAGCAGCAACGGGAGCACTGTAAGCAACAAAAATCCAAGGGCGCATACCCAAACGATAGGAGAGCTCCCATTCACGGCCCATGTAGGCAAAAATGCCAAGAAGGAAGTGAAAAACAACCAACTGATAAGGACCGCCGTTGTACAACCACTCATCTAAACTCGCAGCCTCCCAAATAGGGTAAAAGTGCAAGCCAATAGCATTGCTAGAGGGAACAACAGCACCAGAGATAATATTGTTGCCATATAGTAGTGAACCAGCAACAGGTTCTCTAATACCATCGATGTCAACCGGTGGTGCAGCAACAAATGCAATAATAAAGCATGTAGTGGCAGCTAACAAGCAAGGAACCATTAAGACACCAAACCAACCAACATAAAGACGGTTGTTTGTACTGGTAACCCAGTCGCAAAATGATTCCCATGACTTGCTTTCTTGCCGCTGGGCAATAGTCGCAGACATAATCAACCAAAGTAAAGATAAGCCGCCAAAAAGACAGCTCTAACAGGCTACCAGCACCCTTAACCTTTAATTAATATTGTTTTGGTATTGATTTTCTAACAATACCTTGTAAAACCCATTCTTTAATGCAAATAAATTGTCCTGTTCACTTGCATGCCCCCCTGGCCATCTCTCTAACATCTCATCAATAGCCTTATACACTAGCCTCACAGAACTAATGTCTAATTCAATATTGTAATATCTATGCTCCACCTACCTGCACTCCTTACATTTATCAATCTCTCCATTTAAATACGGTGCATAAACAGCATTCATCTTCCTAAATGCTTCACATCCATTACACCATATGTCTACTACCTCCTGCTTCTCCACCCATTCAATTAATTCATTCGTCTCCTTATCATTCTCAGGATGTACAGGCATTACGATCTATATAACATCGTACTTTGACTACCTAAAAATCCATCAATAACTGGGCAAAATGCAAAAATATTTACTAAATCATTCACATTTCTTCTCTTTTCTGTACTGATTGCTTCTGTCCTTCCTCCCTTCTCTGCCTCCCACTCCAATACATCAGCCTTTATTAACGTCTTCCCACCATTATCACTCACATTAACTGTCTTCTCTACCGTTACCGCACTATCATAATCACTTAATAACCCCCTAACAGTACTGACTAACGTCGTACTCATACCCCCTAACTCATTACAACATACAGTTACTTCATTAATTGTATATTTACTTACACCAACCCCAACAGCTACTAATATTCTCTCTACATCACCCACAACCCATCCTAAACTCGTGTTTAAAGTTGCCATCAGTACAGTATCCCTCCCTCTATCCTTCCAACCTTTCACTAATTACTTTCCCTTAACCCTTAATCCCTCCAGCCCAACAACAACACCCATAAATAATATAAACATTAACCCGCTACATACATAAATAGTCATCGCTATTATACATTAACACCCTATATTACCCCCTATAATAGTAATAATTACCCATTATTTATGAACTCTGACATTAATAATCAACAACTTCCCCCTCACCTCCTCCTTGCTTTATCACTCCTCCTCTCTACTTCATCCGCTGATTCTATCGCCTCTAATCAACTCCTCTCCTCC